GTTGTCCAGCTCTGTCTCTGTCAGTACCGATCCGTTAGCAAAGTCCACGATTCCTGTGTTAGCGTCACTGTCTCGTAACACCCTGATCTTCCACAAGCTATTAGGAGTAGAATCAAGAACCACTCGTGTGCTAGGTGATGTCGATACAGTAAAGGCTGTGGTTCGTTCCCACTTATTGGTTCCACCTGCTGGACCTTGGTTTATCTCAACTACTACATGAGATGTTTTAATGTATGGAAATGAGAAGGCAAATTCTTTACCATCAGTTCCGGTTCCGTCTGATCCGACATAGTCTACATAGGTGTTTGCCATGATAATATATTATTAACTATTGAGTTAGGAGTTCAAGCACTTAGTCTAATAGCGGAGCTAATTCAGGAGCCATCACTTTTCTTGGAGCGGTTTCTCCTTCGATTAATGTCTTTCTTTGTAGTTCTTGTAATAGACTATACTGTGCTTTTAATTCAGGGGTTTCTTGTATTAACTTACCTAGTGCTGCTGTTCTTAATTTAGATAACATACCTTCTATCGTAAGCCGTCTAGCGTTAGTTATCGGTGAACCTTTAGGCACTTCCCCCATCTTTTGAAAAGTAGGATTATTGTAAGCTTTAATTATATAATTAGCTGGATTCATTTCTGAGTATAACTGTTGCCAGCGGTCGTAAAGAGTTTGATTTAAACCCCAACCGTAATCTTTTTGCACTTTAAATTTTCTTAAATCTAATCCAGGAACCCCATCAGTTGGTCTACTAAATTTAAATCTACCTCCTACTTCAGCTAAAATATTTAAAGCTTCATCATTTTTTGTAAATAACATCTCCCCTACTTTAGTAGCTCTACCTTCTTCCACATCTTCCTCATCAGCTTTTTTAGTTCTTAGGTTTTCTATACGAAGTGGACTTAGATAATTAAAGGACTGACCGATAGAATTGAATTGAGAAGCTCTTTTAGGTTGACCTAGTTCATCTCTTTTAGGGTCCATTTCTCTTCTAGTTTTAGCAAAAGCTAATTTAAACTGCTCCATAGGTTCGTTAATTTGCCTTAGATAAGGGTCATTTAATTGAGCAGCAGCTTTCATTATCGAAGGTGTAGACATTCTGTTAATAGCATTAAAAAGTGCACTTATCCCGCTACTACCGCCCTCTTCCCATTTTCCTCTAAATAAACCGTCATTCAATTCGCTTAGATTAGCTAAGTAAGTTTTATCAGCTATCAATGTCGTTAATGCTAATTGAGCGGAACTAACAATCCTACCTTTCAAATCATCAGGCATAGAGTTATCTTCCGAAGCTCTTAAAGCAGTAGCAGCTATACCGTATACATCAGCAATAGCTCCTAACCTATTTAATGGTATGTATGTATCACCTAACTGATCGCCTCCTGAGTTTCCCGTTTCCCACTGCCTTTTTAAAGCTGAAGCATTTAAAGCGAAAGGCTCCCAACCAGTACTCATTTTAGTTTGTCGTTCTTTATAATCTTGTGGTCCAGCTCCAGTGAAGATTTGTTGATCAGCTAAATATAAAGCAGAAGCCCATAAACCAGCCCCTACTATCTGTCTGCCTCTAGCTTGTGCTCTGATAGATGGGTTGTCGCTTTTTAATTCTTCTAGTGTACGCCTAAAGGTAACCTTACTCATACCTGGTATCATTAAACCCCCGCTGAGAGTACCTCCTAGTTCCATAAACATGTTAGTTGGAGTTCTTAAAAATAACTGCACTAATTCAATTACAGAACTATCTTGTCTCCATTCACCTATTTTTGTAGCACCTTTTTCAAACCAGCCGTACTCTGAGCTTAATTCTCTTTGAAATGTTATTTTATCTCCGAAGTCTTTCATGTATTCTATTTCACTAGACAGTTTATTTGTCCAGTTATCAGATACATAATTTTTAATAAAATCTTTAGCTTCAGTTGGGTCTAGGTTTTGTTCGTTAGCTTTTGATATAGCTTCTAATTCAATATCATTTTTTGTTTTAAATCTTTTACCATCTACAAAATAACGAGACAATCTAGCTTCAATATAATCAGTTAATTGCCCTACAGGTGCTTCACCTCTTTTAACTAATTGTTTATATTCTTCCGCTAACAATGCACGAGCCTGAGCTTTACCAAATAAGTGCCTATAGAACTCATCTTGGAATACTAAACCTTTAGGTCCGAAAGCAAACATCTCTCCTACATTTTCCACAGTTTCTCCTACAGGACCGCTTAATCCAGTAGCCTCCATAGAAAAAGCTCTTTCACCTATTTTCTCGTAGTGATTGTTTAAAGACATAGAACCTTGAGAATTGGTAGCAGCTAATCTAGCAGCTTGTAACGCATCGTCCATTCCGTATAACAAATACTTACTAGTCCGTAATGCCATCCTAGTCTGCTCTAAGTTCCCTGTAGCTAATCCACCGATACCTTGATTAAATAAAGAGTATAAACTCATCATAGCATTACCAGAAGCTGCTGCTGTTTGAGTTGGTGGAGCACTTAATACTGCATCATATATAAGTTCTTTAGCTATTCTACCGAACCTTTCCCCTGTTGAACGCTTACTTATCTCTAGTAACTTACCTAGCTTATGCGGGTCTCTTACTAGTTTTAATTCATTTAAGTATGCTTTTACATTTTTTAGTCCACCCAACTTCTCTAACTGTTCTTTAAGCTGTGTTGGGTTTAATTGTTCTGGGTACTTTACTAATTCTTCTACTAAATCTTTTTCTGCTTTAGTTGCTTTACGCTCTAATGTGTTTATGTTCGCAGCTATTTGATCTTTAGCTATTTTCCTGCTTTGTAACAACTTACCTGAAGAACTGGAAATAGTAGCTTGAGCCTCCACAAAAACTTGTAACCTATCTAGGTCTGCCATCAATTTAGTGGCAACAGCAGGGTCGTTTAAATCTGTGATAGCGTCTACTTTTTTATACCAATCTTGAAAAGCGGTAAAAGCCATACTATCAGCCAATGCCGTCTTAAATATAATATCTTCAGACTCTTTAGCTATTTGTTGTGCAAACTTTGCTTCGTCTAATTCTGGATCAAGTTTCTTTCTTAAAGCTACTACTTGTTTAATTAAGGATTCTTTGTCCGTTTTAATTCTACTACTTTTTATCTTATCGCCTAATTGCTCTAATATAGCAGCCATCGATCTTTGTACTCCTTCATCCGTAGTGAATGCAGCTAGATTTAATGGTAGTATTTCACTTTTACCTTCTAAAAAGTTGGACAAGTCTTCATCGCTCATCCCCATTCTTTCTAGGGCTTCTAGCTTTTGTTCAGTGGTAAGCTTAGTAGGTTGAGTAGGTTGCGGTGCTACTTCTGGTTCAACAGCTTTTTCTGCGGTCGGTGCTTCCATCGGAGCTTGTAATTGCTTTTTCTGCTCTGCCATTGTTTTCATAGCTTTTTGAGCAGTCTCTATTTTAGATATTAAAACCTCTTGAGCATCAGCACCTTTACCAAATTTATCTTCTAACTCTTTTGCTACCTCTTTTTGTATACCTCTTTTCTTAATAGTCTCTCCAAGTAATGCCAATTTAAAAGTATTCTCTGCATCCTCCGTAGCTCCTGTTAATTTATTAAATTCCGTAGCAACAAACCAAGGTTCTTCTGTATCTATTTGTCTTCTAAATATTTCAAGTTCAATAGCTGTTACTTTATCTTGTGCTTCTCCCAACTTGACCGCTAAATCTTTAGGTGCAGTAAACCAAGCCCCCTTAGTCGGATAACCAAAAAATTCATCCTCTAATGGTTCGGCTGCTTTTAAAGCTTGTTTCTGTGCTAACTCTAAAGCCTCATCATCTAAGGATGCTAGCTCAGGTTCAACTACAGGTGTCCTTCTAATACCTAAAGGTATTTCCGTAGGGTCCCAAGCTTCAGGCTCTACAGTCTTTGGTTGTTCCTTCGGTGTTACTTCAACTTCTTCTTTAGGTCTAAGTACTGTACCTTCACCTACCTCCGGTTCTTTTAATTTATTAATTCTATCAACAATAGCTTGTCTTTGTTCCTGCTCTTGTTTTTCA